CCATTCATCCAGCCATCGTAAAACTGCTGGAAGGAGCCGAAGAACAATGCTCCGACCAATAGCGCATTGGTCGAACCAGAAAAATCCGTCGAGTTGGAGACGTTTGAGCCGATCTGGGTCCCGTCGACGAACATCCTCATGGTGCCGGATGCGCGGCTCACCGCCAGGTGATACCAGGTCCCGTTTACCGGGGTCCAGGAAATATCCATGAGGGCCGGGTCACCCCATCCGAAGCGAAGGGTATTGCCGCTGGCGCCTCGGTGCTGGAAAGTCCACCCGACCGTGGAGCTAAGGTAGTTCCCGAGCAGCGTGCAGTTAGCCGTATGGGTGTTGAACCGCGCGAACAGCTCGATGGTGAAGTCTCCCGGAAAGTCCCAGTCGGGAGAGTCAGCGACCGATAGGTAATCACCATTGCCGTCGAACACCACAGAGCCGAAGCCGAACTTGCCCTGTGCGCTGGTCATGGCCGCATTGCCTGCGGCGGTGACCGCGCGACGCGCGAGGCTGTAGTCTTTGGGAGTGGTGTCGCCGTACACCGTTTCGGCGTGCAGGAGAAGGCTGACCTTGGCGTAGTCCGCATCAGCTGCCTTTGTGTAGCACGCAGCAACCAAGGCAGAGGTGTCGCGCCGATAGGCCCGCACCAGGCGCGCCGCTGCCGCGTTCGATGCGTCCTTTACCGTGCCTGAGACTTGGCCCATACCGTCAGCAAAAGGGGCTGCCGGTGGCGTGAAGTCGGCCGTGTAGCGCGCTGCGCCTTTGGTGACGCGGCAGTCATCCAGATGTCCCGCCATGGGGTAGAGGAACGAGCCGGAATCGAAGCGGCCGATGCTGATCTGCTGCGTCGTGAAGGTGGTCCGCACCGACGACGTACCAGATCCGAGCAGGACGCCGTCGATGAACACTCTCAGGGTTGTCCCCTGCTTGCTGACGGCCAGATGGGTCCAGGTGTTCAGCGTAATGCCACTGCTGGACGTGACCGAGACGTTGTTGGCGCCGCCCGTCTCCTGCTCGGTCACTCGCAGCAAGCCGCCCGTCGTGACGAAGAAGATCAGCCGCCCTTCGGTGGACTGATTGAAGTTGGAAAAGATCGCCCGCTCGACCGAGAACGAGGTGATATAGGCCCACGCCTCCAGCGTGTAGTCGCCGCCATTCAGGTTCAGGCTCGAATCGCCGGAGGCGGCCGTGGCGGTCAGGTAGTCGGTGGTTCCGTTGAACAGGATGGACGAGCCGCCGAACTTCGATTGCGCCGTGCTGATTTTCGGGTCGCCTGTGCGCGCGATGGTTTTGGGCGGCAGGGAGTGATCCCTGATCGTCGTGGACCCATTGAGTCCATCACCGTGCAGCAGCAGGCCGACCTTGTCGAACTGGGCATCCCCCGCCATCGCTTACACCAGCGAGAAGATCTTGTAGGTGCCGTTGTCCCACTGCGGCGTGATGTCGCCGCCGTTGGTGGCCAGCGGGAACCCGGTGACGGTGTCGATGTAGGCGATCAGCGGCGAGGTGCCTGCGACGCCTGTGTCCTTGTAGATCACCAGCGCCTCGATCGTGTCGCCAGCGGCCACGGCCGTGAAGGTCGCATCGGCTGCGTCGAACTTGCCGCCGGTCACGGTCTTGGAGCCCAGGGTCTGCGGCGTGCCGACCACGTAGGCGGAGATCGTCGAATAGAACTCATCGGTCGACAGGTTCTGTGCGTAGGTGTTCTTCACCAGCGCCACCTTGATGGTGGCGGTGGTCAGGTCGATCGCGCCGGACAGGATCTTTTCGGCGCCTTTGACGTACAGAGCGTTTGCCATGGGTGGGGGTCCTTACCAGAAGGCTTTGTTGACGTGGGGGACGATCTCGTCGGCCTGGCGCTCGTCGGCGTCCGGGGCCGGGCCAAACCGGTCCTCGAAGCGCGCCAGCGCCGCATCGGCACGGCCGGCGTCATAGGTCTCGGTGTCGGGGCGGCTGTAGGCGCGATACAGCGCCCAGTCGACCAGGTAGCGGTGGTGCAGCGCCGGGATCTCCGGGCTGTCGCTGTCCTGCGCCATCGGCGTGAGCGGCCGGCGGAACACCTCCAGCAGCACCACGCCCGCGCTCGTGGGCTTGGGCACGAGCCGCGCCTTGCCCTTTTCGATCAGCAGCACCTCGGGGTCGCCCTCCTCGGTGCGCCAGTCGGGCCGCACGCGATCGAGCTCGATGCGGTCGATCAGCGCCAGCTCGTAGCGGTTGGCCGACTCGGTGCCCAGGTAGAAGTCCGCGCGCGTGACGCGGCTGATCGCCGTGTGCAGGGTGTAGCCCTGGGTGCCGGCGACCACCGCCAGCTGGCACACCGGGGCGCTGTCGAACTCGGGCAGCAGGTCCGCGCGCACCGCCGCCTCCTCGACCGCCTCCAGCAGCCAGGCATTCACGTCGGTGTCGGCGAACAGGTAGGGGGTGGCGGAGTCGTCCGCATCGCTGCGGAACTGCGCGCGCAGGGCTGCCCGGTTCATCAGCGAGCCACCCCGAAGCGGTCAACCAGCTGCACGGCCTCGGCCTTCAGAGCGTCCAGGCTCTTGCGCTTGTCCAGCTTCACGCTGTAGTTGGTCATCGCCCAATCGGCCACCGCGTCGCGGCTTTCCATGCGCGAGATCCCGTCACGCTGGTCCTGCAGCAGGTCCTCGACCTTGTCCTTCTCGGCCTGGGCCTGCTTGTTGGCCTCGGCGTTGGCATCGGCCTCGCTCACCTCCGGCGCGGGGTCCTGCTCGAACTTGCCCAGCGCGTAGACGTCCGGGTGCGCGAGCATCTTGGTGGCCTGCTCAGCGCGCACCGGCAGGGTTTGGCCGCGGGCGAAGGTGAGGCCTGAATACAGGCCGTCGCGGTAGCTCTCGCGCTTGCCCACGTAGGTGATGGGCACCAGGCCGCGCAGAGCCACAGGGGAGGCTGGGGCGGCTGTCGGCGCGGCGGGCGCTTCCACCACCTCGAGCGGCAGGTCCTTCAGCGCGTGCACCGCGGCGCGGAACAGGTGATCCTTCAGCCGCTCCTGGATCGGCAGCTCGTCGAAGGGGACCATGTTGGGGTGGGTCTTGGCCTCCAGGTCCTTGATCTCGCCGTACACCCAGCCCTGGGCGGCGCGGTACTTGCGCCAGGCCTCATGCCCTTGCTCGGGGGTGACGTCGGGGTTGTCCAGGTTGTAGGTGACGCCGGCAATCATGGATTGGCGGATCTCTTCGGGCACGCTGCCCCAGCTCTCGACCTTCTGGCCGAGTGCGGCCTGCACGGCGGCATTCATGGCGTGGGCGACGGTGGCGATGATCAGGATCTTCTTCGGGGTGGACACGGGGATCTCCATGGGGTTGGTGAAACGAAAAGAGGGCCCGCAGCTGTGATGCCGTGGGCCCTCTTGGGAGTCGTCCTAGCTTAGGACGTGGTGCCTTCGATGATCAGATCCAGCGCACCGACCTCGGCTTGCGCCGCGACCTGGTTGGTCAGGATCACGTAGGCGTCCTTCGGCAGGACCAGCGGGCGGACACCGGTGTTCGCAGCGCGCGTGCGACCGACCGCGGCGATGTTCAGTGCGGCGAAAAAGTAATCGTCGTCCTGGGGCACCGTGGTGGAGTCGACGCCGTCCACGTACTCGAAGCCGATCTTCGCGGTCGACGTGGCGGTGAAGGCGTTGGACACGATCGCCAGGGCGTCGTGGATCTTGGTGCCGGCGGGGATCACGCCGATGCGGCACTTGTCGGACACCTGCACAGCCGCGGCGCCGTCGCTGTTGACCATCAGGCCGGCAGCGGTGGTCTCGAAGCTGAAGGCGAGCGCAACTGCGTTGCCGTAGGGGGTTGCACCGCCGAAGCCGCCTTCGGTCAGCACTTTCTTTCGCGTCAGGGTTGCCATGATGGGCCTCTCTCGATTGGTGGGGGTGGGGTTCAGGAGCCGGTGTTACCCGGCCCCCGTGTCACATCACTGGCCCGGCGTCGCCAGCTTCACCGCGGTGTCGATCGCAATCACGCCGTAGTCGGTGTATTGCTGCTCGGTGCCGTGGTCGATCAGGAAGCGCACCTTGGAGCGGCCGTTGATGGCGCCCACCAGCACTTCCAACTTGTCCCCGTGGTCCAGTTCCTTTTCGGACCAGAAGTACGGGTTGCCCGTTTTGCGGTGCTTGCCCCAGGCCTCGGCCAGCGCCTGGCCACCCAGCAGGATGGCGCGGTCGACGGCGTAGGTCGTGCCGAAGGCCGCCGGCACCAGGTCCGTGGTCGTTTCGGTCTCGCTCGTGTAGCTGGCGCAGTAGCGGATGGCGTCGCCAGCGTAGAAGCGGATCGGCTTGGGCATCTTCACGATGAGGATGCCGTTCCACAGGCCCGCGTCGCCCATGAACAGGGGGTTGTTGCCCGCCTGGCTGGCGCGCGCCATCGCGTTGGCCTGCAGCGTGCGGAAGCCCGTCGACTGCACGAACGACGTGTACTGCTCGCTGGAGACCAGCAGCACGCGAAGCGGCGAGTCGCTGGCCATCTTGTCGCCCTCGAACACCACCGGGGGCGGGGGCAGCGGCATGCCGTCGATCAGCGTGCGGATCGCGTCCACCACGTCCATGTTCATGGTGTCGGTGGTGGCAAACGGGATCTCGTTGCCGGAGGCGGACACCTTCTCGATGCCCGAGCCGTTGGAGATCCAGTGCCGGTTCTTGGTCGGGGCCTGCAGCGTGTTGACCAGGATGTCGGCGAAGTCGGGATCGGTGCGCAGCGGCACCGCCCACTCGATGTTGTCCTGGGAGCCACGGGCGCCGGCCAGGTGCACCAGGATCAGCTGGTCGCTCAGGCGGTCCATGAAGTTCTGGCCCAGGGCGCGCGCGAGCTTGCGCAGCTCGTGCGGGGTGCGCTGCTGGGTCATCGTGTCGCCCGCGGAGATCGGGTAGCGCGCCTGGTTGATGCGCAGCCGGTCTTGCGAGAACGACATCTTCTGGCCTTTGCCTTCGGCCATCGTGCTGCCCATGATCGGCTTGCCGCCCATGGGGTTGATCAGGTCGAAGGTGACCTCGTCGCCCGCCATCTTGGTCAGGTCCATGCAGCGCACGATCGGCAATTCCGTGCTGGACTGACGGCGGATGGTGGCCTCGGCGTCGGCTTGCTGGGGCAGCTTGCCGGTGAGGCGGTTGATGGTGGTGTTGCGCTGCATGTTCGCAGCGAACAGGCCGGCGGACTGCAGGACGATGGCCTGCGGGCTGCCGTAGGGGATGCTGGTGGGACCTGCCATTTCGGGGCTCCTTGCGGTGTGGTCAGAGGATTCGCGCCAACGTCTGCTCGATCTGCTGGGGAGTCAGGTTCTC